ATCGAAGACGGCATGCAGGACGCATGGACAGACGGTGGTTCACCATCACTGATGGTAACATCTGCCGCTAACCGTGCAGTGTTCTCAGACCTGTCAGCGTCAACCAACTTGGTCAACAACCAAGTCAACATGACCAAAGCAAAGGAAGTCACATATGTTGGTTCAACATCTGTATTCCTAACTGACTTTGGCACAATCGAGGTTGCACCGTCACGCTTCATGAGCAATGACAAGCTGTTCCTGATTGACCCAGACTTTGTTGAGGTTGCTACACTGAATGGCCGTAATTTCGCTGAAAACGAAATTGCCGCAACAGGTGATGCCGAGAAATTCCAGATCATCTGCGAGTGGACACTAAAGCCACTAGCACCGAAGGCACACGCCGCTGTGCTTGATTTGGACGGTACTGCCGCCTAAATAATCTATGAGAGGGGCGGTTCGCCGCCCCTTTCTTTTGCGAATAAAAACGATTATCACTATCATTTGCATAGGTGAGAGATGAAACGCCCCCTGATCACAGACCCCACGACAGGCAAAACCACTTATATTGAAAGCGATGCTGACGGTGATCATATCGTCACAGAGCAGAAATTTGACCCATTACTGCGTATTAACAAGCAGATGAACAATGACTGGCAATACGGTCAGATGCGTGGAACGCAGAAGCATATCCAGCACGTTGCCGAAATACCGAATGTATTGTATCATCACCTTTTGAAGACACTGGGCAAGCCTAGTGAAAACCCTAACGGATGGAAGCGGTGGCTCAACGACAGTGAGAACCGCGACTTTAGGACTGGTGGCGGCAACATATGAGCATTGGCACATACGCAGAATTGAAAACATCTATTGCTAACTTTTTAGCAAGGGATGACCTGACCGCGCAGATACCGGACTTTATCCAGCTTGCTGAAGGCCGGATGTCACGCGAGTTAGAAACACGCGAACAGGAAAAGCGGTCAACGGCTACGCTAACATCTGGCGATGAGTACATAGCCCTGCCGACAGATATGCGCGAGGTGCGTGAGGTTAAGTTAAACACGTCACCGCTAACGGTTCTGACCTATCACAGCCCAACGTCACTAGACGGCAGTTATCCCAGCGATGCCACTGGCAAGCCTCTGGGCTTCAGTATTATTGGGCGCGAGATGAAACTGCGGCCAGTGCCTGACAGTGCATACACGGCAGAAATCGTGTATATTGGATCATTGACGGCAATCAGTGACAGCAATACACCAACGCTGTTCCTGAGATCGCCTGATCTTTACTTGTATGGTGCATTAGCGGAAGCCTATGCCTATTTGCTCGATGAGCAGAGAGCCGCACAGTATGATCAGAAGTTCAGCCGTGGGATTGAGGAAGTTAGACGTGATGAGCAACGCGCCCATTATGGTTCTGGGTCATTGTTTATCAAGTCTATTTACAGCAAGCAAAACGCGAGTATGGAGTAAACTATGAGCGCAATGTCAGATTATCTTGAGAATGAAATTCTTGACCACATTCTCGCCACAGCAAGTTACACAGCACCAGCCACGGTGTATGTCGGCCTGTCAACCGGATCATTCGGTGATGACAATTCCGGCACAGAGCTATCCGGCTCTGGTTATGGCAGGGTAGCGGCCAGTTTTGGCGTAGCGGCATCCGGCACAGCTAGTAATGATGCGGCTATTGAGTTCTCAGCCGCAACAGGTAGTTGGGGAACGGTCAGCCACTTTGGTTTGTTTGACGCTAGTTCATCTGGCAATTTACTGATTCACGGTGCGCTAACATCAAGCAAGGTCATTGAAACTGGCGACATCCTTAAAGTAGCAGTCGGTGACATGGACATCTCTGCTGACTAAGTGGAGTAAAGCATGGCCACTACTGCGCCACTTGATAAATTAACCGGAACACTTGATAGCCTAACTATCACGCTGGATACCATTGGTGACAAGGTTGACTGGACTGCCACAGCCTTGGATCACATGGATGGCTGGGGTGCTTTAGATAATTGGAACTATGGCACATTAGACAACCTAACACTAAGGGTGTTTGTTGCGGAAGGTTCTGCATCAACTGCATTAACAGCGCAATCGGCTTCTAACAGGGCTAGAACAGCCGCAAGTGCGGTATCAGCGGCAATCACACAGGCAACAACCGCAGGGCGCGTCAGACAGGCTTCTGCAACGGTTACAGGGGCTACAAGCATAACAGCGACAGCCCAGCGCGTCATGTTCGCCTTTGTCAGCGTACCGGTAGTGCAAACGGCTACTACAAGCGGCACACGCATCAGAACGGTTGAGGCAACTGCATCTGCATCTGTATCGGCAACAAGTAACTCAAACTTTGTAACGCTAGGTCAGGCACAGGCAGATATTGCTGTGACTACCATTACTGGCGCAAATGGTGTATTTTCTGGGGTGGGTGCTACTAGCGTGTCGTACTCAGGCCAAGCGGTTGCCGAGATACTTGGCGAGGCTTGGGTGATTGTAGATTTTGGCGATGAGGCTTGGACACCGGAAACAATCGGCAGTGAGGTCTGGGCAAATATCGCCGTAGAAAAAGAGGTCTGGTTACAGCAATGATTACTTTTGGGGAATGGCTACCTGACCAGCCGGACATGAATAACACTATAACCACCGCTAAGAATGTGATCCCAGCGGCACAGGGTTACAAGTCGTTTCCGCAGTTTATTGAGTACAGTGGCGCGGCAAGCGACACAATACGAGGTATATTCGCGGCAAAAGACAATGACGGAAATGCTGAATTATTTGCAGGTGATGCGACTAATTTATACAAGTTTGACACAACCGATAGTAGCCTAGCTGTTGTATCATCAACCACACACTCACTAGCAAACTCTGAAAAGTGGCGGTTTGTACAATTTGGCGAAAATGTGTATGCGGCTGGTGGTATTGGTGAAAGTATACAGGCTTGGCAAGTAGGCACGTCAACGCAATTTGCTGTGCTTTCAACAGATGCACCAAAGGCTGACTATATTGCTGTTGTGCGCGACTTTGTGTTTACGGCAAATATTGATGAGGGTTCTGGCCGGATACCATACCGCACAAGGTGGTCTGGGTTTAATACGGCAACTCACTGGACGGCTGGTACGAACCAATCTGACTTTCAAGACATCCCAGACGCAGGTGCTATCACTGGTCTTGTTGGTGGTGAATATGCGACTATCCTAATGGAACGCGCTATTGTTCGCGCCACTTACTCCGGCTTGCCATTGGTGTTCCAGTTCGACAAGGTGGAAACACAGCGCGGTTGTAAGTATTCCGGCTCAGTGTGCAATGTTGGCTCTGTCGTGTTCTTTTTATCTGATGATGGCTTTTACGCTTTTGACGGTCAGAAGACAACGCCTATCGGTGCTGAGAAGGTAAACGATTTCTTTATAAAAGATTTTAACTCAAGTTACGCCAAGAACATGTCGGCCTCTGTTGACCCACTTAATCAGATTGCTATTTGGTCTTATACTAGCACTCAGTCAACTACTGGCGTTCCGGACAAAATGCTGGTTTATAACTATGTGATGGGTAAGTGGTCACTGGTAGAGGTAAGCGCAAACTATATTGCGCCGTTCTTCTCATCAGGCTACACAATGGATCAGTTAGACAACATCAGCGCAACGCTAGATGGTTTGTCGTCAACGCTTGATAGTGCTTTATTCAAGGGTGGTGAGTTTTTCTTTGGCGGCGCATTAGGGGCAAAGCTGTACACGTTCACAGGTGATCCGCTTGCGGCAACCATTGAAACTGGTGATATTCCTCTTTCAGAGGGGAAGCATAGTATTGTGACAAGGGTATACCCATATCATGAAGATGGCACTGCAACTGTGCAAATTGGAACTAAGAATACTCCAAGTGGCACTACCACCCTTGGAACGGCGGCAAGCATGAACGATGAAGGCTTTGCTCCATTTAGATCATCAGGCCGTTACCACAGGCTAAGAATGAACTTGACAGGTAATTGGTCAACAGCACAAGGCATTGATGTCGAGGCTAGAGGGATTGGGCGCAGATGACCATTGAACAGCGTCAGACTAATTTCCGCACACTCAACCCAGTCACAGCCACCACGCGAGAAATCGCAGAGGTGCTAAACCGTACTATTGAAGGTGGTCTTAATAGCATTGGCTATGTAACATTGCCGTCAAATGAAACGCAAGTAACTATAAGTGAGCCGCGTTACAGCGTGGAAAGCCTAGTGTTTTTTACTGCAGTAGCGCATAATCCTTGGCATCATAACCCCTATGTCGATGCTACCAGTACAAACGGAACTATGGTGATTAACTTTGACAACTCAGGACATGAGGCTACCTTTGCATACCTCATTATCGGATGATTGGCAGAGATGCCAGCATTGGATTGAGGCCGCACTACCATATGCCAGTAACAGCCACCGGATCAACGATGTGTGGCTGGCGGTACAGAATGGCAAGGCACAGTTTTTTCCTAGAGAAAAGTGTGCTATTGTAACGGAGATAGTTGACTATCCGCGCAGAAGCGTATGTCGTATATGGCTTGCTGGTGGCGACTTGGATGAGTTAATTGAGGCCGAAAAAGACATTGCTCAGTGGGCTAGATCAATCGGCTGTAACGGTATGGAAATTATTGGCCGTAAGGGTTGGAAACGTAAGTTAATGGACTATCAATCGCAGTCCACAGTTTTTGTGAAGGAACTATGATATGAGCAAGGGTGGCGGTTCTACAAGAACCATTACACAGCAAACAGCCGCACCAGAATACGCACAGCCGTTCTTGGAGTACGGTCTGTCAGAGGCACAGCGTCTGTATGAATCACCAACACCACAATACTACCCAGAAAGCACCGTTGTCGGCTTTTCTCCGGAAACGCAGATGGCACTAGGCGCAATGCGTCAACAGGCGGTATCTGGCAGTCCATTCATACCAGCCACACAAAATGTAGTGATGCAGAACCTGATGGGAACTAACCCATTACAGTCAGCGGCGTTTAGACCAGTGGTTGAGCAAGTTGAATCACAGGCCGCTAAAGCCGGACGTTACGGCTCTGGCTATCAGCAAGCGGCAGTAGCACAGGCACTTGCCCCATATGCGTATCAAGCCCAGCAAGCCGCTATCCAGCAAGCACCTGCGGCTCGTGAGTTTGGCTTTGCTGATTATGGCACGCTTGGTGAGATTGGTGCTGTTCGCGAGGCACAGGCTGGCGCAGAACTAGCGGCAGATATTGAACGCTTCCAGTTTGAGCAAGCCAGACCAGCGTCAAAATTAGCAGATTATCTAACTATGGTTTCTGGTGGTTCTGGTGCATTGGGTGGTCAGACAATCACGCCACAGTTTAGACAGCCAGCACTAGGCGCACTTAGTGGCGGTCTAGCTGGCGCACAACTAGGTCAGGCATTTGGCGCATCAGGGGCTAGTGGACTTGCACCATTCGCCATTGGCGGCGGTTTATTAGGGATGATGGGCTAATGGCTAACGGATATCAGTTTCCTTATGGGTTTCAGCAGGGCAACATACTTGCCCGACAAAGACCTACTGCCACAAGTTTTTTTCAGGCGGCTCAACAGGGTAAATTTGGATTGCCTAAGCCATTCGAGCCGCAATCGTCTATGCTTGCGCCAACTATGGCGGCTATTGCGTCAAGAACTACACAGCCACTATCGACACCAACGAGTGTTGCGATGCCAACTGCGCCACTAGCAAGAACTAGCAGAGTGCCAGCACCACTGCCACGCCCAGAGGGTATGCCGCAGGTCGCACCAAAGACACCTAGCGGTTTAGATCAGTTAAGAGCCGCACAACTGCGTATGCCAGCAAGAGGCACACCAGCCGATGCTGGACTAAGGGCGGCGGCTTCAACAGGCTTGCAATTGTCAGGATATCAGGACAGACCGATGACACTTGGTCAGGGTCTAGGCGCGATGTATGGCGCATATACAGAGGCTGAACAAGCGGCGGCACAGCGTCAGGCAGATGCTCAACAGCAAGAAATAGCTAATCAGCTTGCTTATTTGCAGTTGCAACAAAAAGCGATGCCAGATGTGTCAAAGGCACGTCAGGCGGCAATAGACATAGGGCTTGATCCAGATTCCCCAGAAGGACAGCAGTGGATGAGGGAATTTCTCATGAAGTCTTCTGGTGGTGTTACAGTTGAAGCACCTAAGACTGAATCTGCTTATCAGGCTGAATTAGGTAAATATGCAGTAACTCGATTACAGGGATTGGATGAAGAACTTACGAATGAGCAAACAAATATTATTCCGCGCCTAAATCTTATTGAAGCCGCCATTGAGGGTGGGGTTGAAACAGGTGCAGGTTCTGGGTTCTTCTTAGATGTTAAAAGAATAGCAAACGCAATGGGCGTTTTGCCTTCCAATCAAATTGATGAATTGGGCGATCAAGAACTTGTGCAAAAAACAATTTCCTATCTTATTCCGCGATATAGGGTAGCAGGATCAGGCTCAACATCTGATATGGAAATTAATCTATTTGCGGCGGCTGTTCCTAGTCTATCTACATCAACGCAGGGTAACTTAATGCTTATTAAGGGCATGAAGCAGATGTCACGGTTTAAAAAACAGTATCGTGATGATTATATGGATTACTTAAGAAGAAACGAAGGCGATCCAACAGGGTTTGAATTAGAGTTTGAGCAAAGTGGTGCTTCACCGTTTTATTCGCCTGAGAGCAATGAGGAATTGAACGCTTTGGCTGAAAAAGGGTTTATTCAAGAGGGCGATATTTTTTATGACAATGTTAGCGGTGGCTTTCAGATATATGGGTAGTTAAATGGCTAAAAAATTAGGCGAAGATTTACAGTATAGTCAGGGCAGAAAGCGCGACTGGAAGCAAGTCCTCACTGATGTGGCTCGTGAGGTCGGTGCTGGCATGATGTTTGGCACGCACGATGAAATTAGTGCGTTTCTGGTTTCATTAGGCTCTGATAAGTCATACGGCGAAATCAAAGAGATAATTGACAAAGACAGGGCGGCTTTCCAGCAGGAAAACCCAGCCGCCGCTATGGGTTGGCAAATGCTTGGAAGCCTTCCATCAGCCGCGCTAACTATGGGTCAAACGCTACCAGCAACTGTAGGTAAATCTGCGCTTGGTGGTGCTTTGTATGCTGGTGCGGAATCTGACTTTGACCCTGCTACCACCTTAACAGGCGCATTGCTTAGTGGTGGCATGTCACCATTAACGTATATTCCACCATTTAAGGGTGTTCCGCAAAGCCCAATGGCAGAGCCAATGAAGAAGATGGGTGTGCCTCTGACAATTGGCCAGCAGTCCGGTGTCAAAAGTGGCATGGGTCAATTTGAAGAAGCATATGCCCAAACCATGCCGTTTGTTGGGTCTATCGTGCAAAAGGCTAGAGAACAGGCAAAGGTTCAGTTTAATCGCGCCACAATTAACGAAGCATTGCGTCCACTAGGTGTAAAAGCACCGGAAAACTTAGAGGGCAACCAGCTATATGCTTGGGCAAATAAAACCCTTAACGAAGCCTATGATAAGGCTTTAAGCCCCATGAAACTACAAGGCTCACAGGTAGGCGGTGACTTGTCAACTGCATATAATAATTCATTGAAGGGCTTGGATGTCGCCCCTGAGTTCAAGACTACTGCCGCTACTGAAATGAGTAAAATCATAAGTGATTTAAAACGATTCGGTGGTAGTGGCACTGATATTAAAAGGATTTTATCCGATATAGACGACAAGACAGCATTGTATCTGTCTGACCCTAATGTAAACAGTCAGAAAGTTGGTCAAGCTTTTGAGCAGTTTGGCGATGACATTGTTGCGTTGCTGGCAAAGAATAACCCAGACAGCGCACAGGCACTAAGAACAGCAGACAGGGCTTTTAAGCGATATCTGCCAATACGAACAACTGTGCAAAAAGTGGGTGTGCAGTCCGAAACATTTGGTGAAGAAACATTTACGCCGTCACAGTTACTAAGCTCAATTACAACAGGTGATAAAACAGCACAGGGCAGGGCTTTGCTTGCAGGGGATTCACCTATCCAACAAATTGCCAAGGGCGCACAAGCGACTATCGGAAGCAAGCCAGTGGGCAGTCAAACTGCACAAAGACTTTCAGCTAAAGAGCTACTAGAATCTGCGGCTTTAGTAGGCGCACCAACTGGGCTATTAGCCACAGGTGATCCGGCCGCAATGGTTGCTGGCACATTGCCATACGCTTATGGTTTGAGTTACTTAGCACCGCAAACGGCGGCGAAGGTAATTTCCGGAGCAGGGAAAGCCTTAAAGGGGCTTCCTTTTGCAACATCCTTGCAAGCCGCACCGTTTGTCCAGCAGGGCTTACTTGCTGACCAGTAAGGTAAATGATATAAACACACTAGAGGTGATTAGATATGGCAAAGAACTCAATTACAGATTTTGACGTAACAGCGTCCAACAACACAGACATTGAGTCCATCGATCTGGGCGAAGGCACTATGTTGCCAAGCAGTGTCAACAACTCGTTGCGCTCCCTTATGTCTTTGTTAGCAAAGGTAAATGCTGGAACTGATGTCCTAGAAGACACCTTCACGCTGGCTGATCCGGCTGACAACACAAAGAAATTCCGCATGGACGGCGTGGGCATCACCACTGGCAACACTCGTGTGTTGACCGTACAGGACACTGACCTGACCGTTGCTGGTATCAATGTCGCGCAGGAGTTCACACGCACACAGAACTTCAACGCCACCACACTGACGGATGCCGCTACAATCGCATGGGATGCCGCACAGAACCAAGTCACCAGTGTGACACTTGACGGCAACCGTACATTCGGTGCGCCTACAAACCAAGTGGACGGCGCGGTCTATGTGCTGACAATCATACAGGACGCTTCCACAGGTGGCCGTACAGCGAGTTTCAACGCTGTGTTTAAGTTTGCTGGCGGTTCTGCGCCAACCCTGTCCACAGCCACATCTGCCAAGGATGTGCTGGTGTTTCTGTCGGATGGCACAAATATGCAGGAAATTGGGCGTAGCCTGAACATATCATAAGGACGCATTATGAGCAGTATGCTTACATTAGCTGGCAACGCCGCACCAACAGGTTTCTACGACTTTCCCATAGGGCAGTCTTTGCGGTTCGAGGATGGCGACAGCGCATATCTAAGTCGAACACCAGCATCGGCTGGGAACAGAAAGACTTGGACATTTAGCTGTTGGGTCAAGCGTGGAAATCTAGGCTCTGCTCAGATGATACTGGCTGGTGGAAGTAGTGACACTGATAGAACAATCATTCGTTTTGGGTCGTCTGACAATATAGAAATTGATGATTACACTGGTAGTTATAATTTTAGGTACATCACTAATGCTGTATTCAGAGATGTGTCAGCGTTCTACCATATCACAGTAGTCGCAGACATTTCAAATGCGACAACGACTGAAAGAGTTAGGCTTTACGTCAATGGCGAACGCATCACATCTTTTAGTACTGAATCCACTCCACTGACATCAATCAATACAAGAATTAATAACAATGTTCCACAACAGATAGGTAAACACGCATCTGGTTCAAATCAATATTACGATGGCTATATGGCAGAGGTCAACTTCATTGACGGTCAAGCCCTAGACCCTACCAGCTTCGGTGAAACCAAGTCAGGCATATGGATTCCAAAAGACACGGCTGGGCTGACATTCGGCACTAACGGTTTCCGCTTGCAGTTTGGCGACACGACTGAGGCCAATGGGTTTAATGCTGTCACATATACTGGTAATGGCTCATCGCAGTCTATTAGTGGTGTTGGGTTCTCATCATCGCCTGACTTTGTGTGGATTAAAGAACGCTCAAGCACAAGCGGTCACATTCTTGTGAACTCTGTTCGTGGCGCAAATAAGTTGCTGTCATCTAATACTGCCGATTCTGAACAAACGGATGCTAATAAAGTTGCATCTTTGGATTCTGATGGCTTCAGCCTTGGGTCATCAGGGGCGGTAAATCAATCAAGTCAAACCTATGTGGCTTGGTGCTGGGATGCTGGCTCTGGTTCATCAGGGTCAAACACTGACGGCAGTATTACAAGCACAGTTAAAGCAAACCAGACTTACGGATTTTCAACTCTATTTTGGACTGGTACTGCTAGTGCTGGCACAGTGGGTCACGGCTTGTCATCTGCTCCAGAAATGATTATAGCCAAAAATGGGTCGGCCGGTGACCAAAATTGGCAAGTCTTTCACACAGCGGTTGGAAGCACATTTTCTGGTCAATTACAATCAACTACAGCATTTCTTGATAGAACTTATTGGAATGATACAGACCCCACATCTTCTGTGTTTAGCATAAGTGGACAAGATGCCGTTAATGAAAACGGCAATACAATCATAGCGTATGCGTTTCATTCGGTGGCTGGCTATTCAAAGTTTGGTTCATACACTGGAACTGGGGCGGCTGGAAATAGCATCACTTTAGGCTTCAAACCAGCCTTCTTGCTAATTAAAGAAACAGGCAATGCAAATAGCTGGGAGTTGTTTGACAATACTAGGAACACATCTAGCCCTTTTGACAAGCGACTATTCCCGAATGATTCTGCCGCAGAAGCAACAACAACATCCCTGTCTTACTCTGACACTGGCTTTGAAACGCTTAACGGCAACACTGGTATTAACCGTTCTGGCGGTTCATATATATTTATGGCGTTTGCAGACACACGCAATGCGGCCTTCTGGAAGGACACGTCCGGTGAGGGCAATGATTGGCAACCGAACAACCTAGTGTTCAGTGACGTTGTGCCGGACAGTGCGACTAATAACTTTGCGGTGTTAAACAACCTTGAAACTAATGATAGTGGTGCAACCTACACAGAAGGTAATCTAGTTTTCCAGACGAAATCTGCTGGCAGTAATGTTGGCGTAGCGTCTTTTTCAATACCTAAGTCTAGCAAGTGGTACTGGGAAGTTAATGTGCTTTCTACAAGCGGCACGGTTGGCGACAACGCTCGTATTGGCCTACAAGTTGGCAACAATATAACGCCATCGCTTGATGTTCGCTACAAGTCCAATGGCGACAAATCAGTTAATAACGCATCGTCTGCCTATGGTGCAAGTTATGCGGCTGGCGACATTATTGGTGTGGCCGTTGACGCTGATAGTAACACGGTTGAGTTTTACAAAAACGGTTCTTCGCAGGGGTCTATTAGTTACACAATGGATGCGGATAGTGATTATTTCCCTGTACTGCCGGAAGCTAGTGGCACTATAAACATTAAGTTTGCTATTAACTTCGGTCAGGACAGCACATTCGCTGGCAACGAATCCGCTGGCGGCAATGCAGATGCAAACGGCTTGGGTGATTTCTTTGGTACAGTGCCAGATGACGCACTAGCTCTATGCACAGCTAATCTGCCAACAGGTGCTATAGACACGCTGGCTGATGAAACGCCAGAGGATTATTTCAATACGGTCTTATATAGCGGCAATCAAACGGACAGCCACGGGATTACTGGCGTGGGATTTCAGCCGTCACTGACGTGGATTAAGGAACGAAGTTCTACATCGTCACATTTGCTGGTTGATGCTGTTCGTGGTTCGACTAAGGGGTTAGCCTCAAACGCTTCAACTGCTGAAGAAAATCTTACGGCTGGTGAGTTTGTTTCTTTTGATAGTGATGGTTTTACAGTTGATGACAACAACAGAACGAACCAATCAAGCCAAACTTATGTAGGCTGGAACTGGAAAGCCAACGGTGCTGGAGTAAGCAACACCGATGGCAGTATCACAAGCACCGTGAGTGCGTCTGAAACAAGTCAGGGCAATAAGTGGTTCAGTGTGGTAAAATGGACTGGTAATGCGACGGCTGGGGCTACGGTTGGACACGGTTTAACAAGCCAACCCAGACTAATTATTACGAAGAATATGGATGTCGCAACTAATTGGTCAGTACTTGCTCAGGATGCTAACAACGGTTCTGGTCATCTAGGTTATATAAGACTGGACTTGACTGCCGCTTGGGCTTCAACTTCAATTCTTTGGAATAATACAGAACCAACATCATCTGTATTTACTCTTGGTTCTTATGGTTATGTCAATGGCTCTGGTCAAGACATCATAGGGTACTGTTTCGCAAATGCGGATGGGCTGTGTAGAGTGGGCAGTTATGTGGGCAATGGAAATACTGGTGACGGCACGTTTGTCTATACCGGACACAAACCCTCATTTCTGCTGATTAAACGTACAGATGCGGTAGATAACTGGCCAATTGAGGACAACGAAAGAAACCCATCAAACCTTAACAGAAATTATTTGTTGGCTGACACCAGTGGTGCTGAAGGAACTGTTGATTTGAGAGATTTTCTAAGCAATGGATTTAAGGTACGTGGGTCAGCACAAAACGCATCCGGTGGCAATTACATCTACTTATCCATAGCATCCCAACCATTCAAATACGCAAACGCGAGGTGACAACAATGTGGACTTATCAAGGAAAAAGAATCAGAGAAGGTCGTGGCTGGAAAAACGCTGACGGCATCCAGCATCCGACAAGTTGGGGCAGATGGTCTGACGATGAGAAGGTTGCGGCTGGCCTAGTCTGGGTTGACCCACCAGCGTCATTCGACAACAGGTTTTATTGGGATGCCAACACGCCTAAAGCATTGGATGATGTCAATGCGGTTGATGAAGATGGCAATGCCATTATGGAAGACGGTGAGCAGATGGTCATCCTTGGCCTCAAGTCGGTGTGGAAAGCCACAATCAAAACACAAGCTGGTGGGCTGTTAGAGCCTACTGACTGGATGGTAATCAAGGCCAGTGAGGTTGCTGACTATTCTGTTGACCAAGCGACACTTGATTATAGAGCAAGCGTGAGGACGGCCTCAAACATAATCGAAGCGGCGATTGATGCGGCGGCTGACCATACAGCGTTTATGGCATTGTTCGATGCGCCTGAAGATGGGGTTGCACCAATAGCTGATTGGCCGGATGCTGACTGATGGACGAAACCAAAGCCCACCTAGAGCGTCACGAAGCAGAATGTGCTGTAAGATACGAGCAGTTACAAGGCTGGATTAAAGCTCTCGACAAGCGTATGTGGCGGCTTGAGGCTTTGATTATGGGGTCTACTTTAGCAATGGTTGTGATGGCGACTGCTGTCGTGGCTAGGCTAGTCTGATGATTTACCACGCCCTTTGTTACGACATTGGGCAATGAAACATGTCTTCCTATTGCTGGTCTATATTGGTGCAGGTGATGACCGCTACCTAGCATCAGGCGACATGTTCTTTGCGAGCATCGAGCGTTGCAACTGGTACGCCAGCCAAGTTTCTCGGAGGTTTGGAACTCCCAACGATTTACAGTATAATAGCTCAAAGGATGCAGTAATTGCTTACTGCGTTCCTAAATATGTTAATGCTGACTTGTTGTTGGAGATTTATTAGTGATTGCGGAGCTTATGGTAGCCAATCAATGCTTTGACGTGTTGAAAAAAACCGTCATGAACGGCCGTGATATTATGACGGCTGGGAAGGCTATCAGCAAGTTTGTACAGGCAGAAGAAGAACTGCAAGCTCGTGGCAATGCTAAGAAGAACAGCATATGGCGCAGAATAGGTGGGAGTGACGGCTCTGACCTAGAAGAATTTATGGCCTTAGAGCAGATTGCCGCGAAGAAGGCAGAACTCCGGTCTATGATGCAGTT